CGCGCAACGTCCGCGCGCGTCAGGTTCTTCGGATTACCGCGGGCCATGTACTTGACCCAATCGGCGTCGAGTTTCGCTTCGCTGACCTTGTTATACGGAATCGCGGTGTAGTCCGGCGACCACCAACGGCCGGCGTCGTCGAGCCACGCGCCGGGGTAGTCGGGACTGCATAAGAATTGAAACCCCTGCAGACGCTCGCATTCGCGCGGCGTGAGACGTCGGACGGCGGAGGTTAGCACATGCGGCTTATCCCCACCGCCTGAGCTTGCGCGCAGCGCGGTGGCAACGTCGCCACCTAGTTCTGCCGTCGCGCCGCCTTCACGGCCACGGAGGGCGACGGTGCAGACCGCCATAGGATCGTGACGTCGCAAGGTTGGTGATAATTCTGCCGACGCGTCCGCTCCGAAGTCTACAGACTGGAACGCAATCGCAGGCATCACACCCGCATTAGCATGGCTCGTGGTGTGTCCGCCGGCGCGTAGAGTTGGCGCTAGGTCGGTGGAAGCGTCGGCGCCGTAGTCCTTGGCGCTAAACGCGATGACGTGAGGCGGGCGAGAGGGGCGGTTCTCCCCTTCGGCCCGCAACGTCCCAGCCACGTCGTCTTGCTTCCACCAACCTTGTCCAGTCTCGTGCATGACCGTTACAATCGGCGTGCCGCGACCCGTGCCGTCTTCCGATCCGTCCGCACCTTCGGCTTTCAACGCGTGACTGATAGGACCAGTGACGCCTACCGCAACCATAGTCGTCGACTCGTAGTCCTGCGATGAACCCTCGCGCGTTGTGTCGCAACGCGCGATCTCGGGTGCGTAAGCGACAGCAGAACGTGAGTGCCCGTCAGTCGTTAGAGTTGGTACGATTTCTTTTTCAAGTGTTACCATCTCTTCGTGTGCAGACTTTCGACCGTTGGGCCGCCCCTTATTCATATGAAGAAAGCAAGCCACAACCGGACCATGCCCGCGCGTATCTCCGGTACGCTCTACTCCCCGGCCACTTGCCGTAAGGCTTGGTGCAACTGCGGCGGCAATTCCTTGCCCCGTTTCTCTGCTCGGCGGAGAATCCCGGCGCACGCTTTCTGGCTCAAAAAGAACCGCTGCGGGATCGGCCCCGTTTCCAAAATCTGCGACAACGATGACACGCTTGCGTCGTTGGGCCAGTCCGAAGTATTGGGCGTCGAGGACACGCCACGCCGCACGTCCTTTGGGTCCAGCGACCATACCCGCGTTAGGCCAGCGACGTCCCTTTGGTGGTGGTAGGGCATCTGCTGCGCCCACAAGTCCGGCGAGGAAACATCCGAAGGCGTTGTCTTTAGTTGAGAGAACTCCGGGTACATTTTCCCAGACTGCATTCCGAAGTCCATTGCCATTTGTCGTGCCATTGCCGGCGAGTTCATGAGCGAGCCTTACGAATTCGAGAGAAAGATTACCGCGCGCGTCGTCTAATGACTGACGCAGACCGGCAACACTAAACGCCTGGCATGGCGTGCCGCCACACAGGATATCAACACGGCTAAGCGTAGCTGTATCGATCTTGGTGAAGTCGCCAAGGTTAGGTACACTTGGATAGTGATGCGCGAGCACCGCAGACGGAAACTTCTCAATCTCCGAAAATGCCACGGCCTGCCACTGCGGCCACGCTACGGACGCCGCTTCAATGCCAGAGCATACGCTCAGGAAGCGCAGCGCCCCTGCGTTAGCCGGTGCGCAATGACCGCCACAATAATCTCCGCGGTCGTATCGTGCAGCGTCTGGACAATTATCATTCGCGTACTCCATCACCACGGAATCTCCCTGCTCACAATCTCCCGCATGCTGTCGGCGTATGCGATAAACCCCAGCCGCCAGAACGTCGCCCACTCCTCTTCCGTCAACGTGGCAAGGTCTGTCTTTTGTATGGAGTCAAGGTATTCTCCGCCTGCGTTGCCGCCGTCTTCCAAGGCGCGTGTTTCGAACTCGTCCAGTTGCTTGCGTGGCATGTGATAGACCTTTGGTAATTTGGAGCGGACGCCGTTGTGTGTGTCGTCCAGGCATTCCCAGCACCCCCATTTGATGGGTGCGCGGTCGTGCGGGGCATAGCCGATGTTGTCGTGGCGGCGTTTGCAGATGAAGCAAACGCCAACAAGTTCGTGGGCTAGGCTGGTCATGCTGCGAACAAGTCGGCTTGTGGTGTGTTGTCGTTTGCCGGTTGCGCGGCTTGCGCCGTAGCTACTGGCAACGATGGAGCGGTAAGTCGCCGCTTAATGTCCTCCACATATTCCGCCTCGCGCTCGATAAGTACCGCACGGAAGCCTTCGCGCTCTGCCGCCTCTCCGGTCGTCCCCGATCCCGCAAATGGATCCAAGACCGTCCCGCCGGGCGGTGTGATAAGGCGGGCCAACCAAGACATAAGGGCCACGGGCTTGACGGTTGGGTGTTTCGATCCGGCGCGGTCGGCTTTGCTGGCTTTTGCTGAATAGAAGAATCGGGCGGCAGAGCCACCTGCGTCCCCGTAACGCATCGCTGCGCCGCCGATACCGAACATGCTGCTTTCGGGTCCGCTGTGTGTTCCCTCCGCAGCGGTGCGCGCCTTACCAGCGCCGTGCGTATTCGGAAACGCCCCGACCACTTCATCCGAGCCGTCGTGAATTACGTTGGCCGGCCAGCGTCCGGCACCACTTGGCTTCCAAGTTCCTTCCGTCACGACGCCGCCGTTGATATTCGCCCCATAAATTTTGTTCGGTGTGCTCTTGCCGCTGCGGCCTTCCATCTCCGCAACATCCGCCGCACTCGTCCCAACCCTACACCCATCAATATTCAGCGCGCCGGTGCGCCAGCGCAGCACATTCGCGGCGACCGTGCCTTCGGACAGCGGCTTGCGCGCGAGCACGATGGGTTCAAACGCCGGTTTGAGCGCGGTGCCCCAGCCCTCCCATTGGCGGGCGGCGTCGAGCACCGGAGTCGGCGCAAGCTGGCGGCCCGTAAAGCTTCCGACTGTGTTGCCGGACCCGCCGTGCAACCCGCCCGTCGTCTCGATTGTGCCGCGCTGCTTTGCGGCTTCGCCCCACTCACCTTTGCGCTCGTTCAGCCGCCACACATCGGAGTCCATTTCGTCGCCGAGCGAAAGGAAGGCTTTCAACTGCAGCCACTGTTCCCACTTCGGACACTGGCAACGATGCAATAGGCGCGACGTCCACCAGCCGCCCATGTCTGACGTGCCCATGTGAGTATCGATATCGCTCCGCGATTTACCGGCGCGATCCGCAGCGTCCGCTACAAACGTGGTTACGCGCAGAATATCGGGACGGTCGTCGCGCGCCTTATCAATCCCCTTGCTCACATCATGCGACTTCGGAAAACCCGTCCCATATACCCACATCAACGAGTCGCGAATTTCAAATCCCGCATCCTCGATCGCGCACGCCATGCGGTGATACCCGCGCGACGCACCGAACGCGGCGACATGCCCGCCCGGTTTCAACACGCGCAGGACGTCGACCCAAAACTCTTCGGAGAACGCGGTCTCGCCGGTATCCCAGGTCTTGCCCATGAACCCGGCCGACGCGCGCATATATGCGTCGTTGCCCTTTGCTGGCGCAGCGTTCGCACCGCCGAACCGCTTGACGATGGAAACCAGTGCATAGGGAGGATCTGTGACGCAGCTATCCAGCGAATTATCCGGCAACTGCCGCAGCACGTCGCGGTTGTCGCCGTGGTACAACTCACAATTTCCAATAACTGTTTTCAAGACAACACCCCCTTCACTCTCAACGTTTCAAACAACCGCCGCAGCGTGTAACTGCGCACGAGCGACACGACGGTGAACAACAGGCCAATAGCGGCATGTTCACCTGCACCAACGTAAATCCCGAACATCGGGAAGATTGCCATCTGAGCCGCTATTGCTACGCAATAGCCGATTGCGATGTTGGCTAATGATTCCGCCAAGCTCGCGCGTCTGGATTGTTTCATAGTATGTGCCCCGCTTGGTCGGGTTGCACGGGTGTCTCGGCCAACGGGCCGCGCACTACTGCTACTGCGTGCTACGCCGCGCAGTAGCAGGCTTTGTAGGTTGCTCTAGGAAATCGTAATCTTCCGCTATTTCTTCGACGGGATAATCCATATCGTTTCCTATGAACGCCACTCGATCGCGCCTCACATTCACAATCGACAGCCGGCCGTTGTGCTTGTCCATCACCCACCAATACCCGTCGTTCATGTCGTCACCTCAGAACGGCACCTCAGAATCCCAACTCTCCCCCGCCGCCATCAGCGGCTTCCAGTTGTCGTTGCTTGCGGTGGGCACGCTATCGCTCGCCAACTGCTCTCCAGCCTTCCAAGCATTCACGTTCTGGTATTTGCCGTTTAGCTTTAGTTGCACCTCTGCCGTCGTTCGCAGTTCGTCGGCGCGGTCTAGGAACTCCGCAACGGTTTTAGGGAAAGGAGCCTTACCGCCGTGGTCGCGCCAGTATCGATCTGACTTTGATTTGGGAAACGCCCGCTTTTTAGGATCTGGATGCTCTAAGTGTTGAGGGCAGACCCAATCATTGACGACGTTCAGACCGAGCCTGTAGCTGACCTTCACAGTTGGCGGGAAGCCGTGAACCTTCGGCGGATTCTCCCTGAACGTCCGGCCTGTTACCGCATGCCAAACGGGAGGCGCGGTGGAGAGGATTGGCGTTATGTCTGCACTTGCCTTGTGCTTAGGCTTGTCCGATTCCGGAAATTCAAAGCCACAATCGATACATACTCGCGCAGCCGCATGATTAATGCATTGGCATTCGGGACAAACGCGGATAGGAGCCTCGCCTTGGCCCTTACCAGGCTGCCTGATCTGGACTGCATCAATAGGGCCCAGATCCGACACCACACCAGCGAAGTCCAAAACGCGACAATTTTTCTTGCCGGGCGAAAGCCGCAACCCCCTGCCCACTTGCTGCACGTACAAGGCTGGGGACTTCGTCGGTCGCATCAACGCCAACAGATCGGTCGGCGGGTGATTAAATCCGATGGATAAAACGTTCACATTCGTAAGACAGCGAATCTCGCCACGCTTGTATGCATCAAGCGTGCGCCGTCGCTCGCCGGCGTCCATCGTCCCCTCGACCATGGCGCAGCTAACACCTTGGCGGATAAACGCATCCCTCACGTCAGCCGCATGCTGGACCCCAGCACAAAAGGCCAGCCAACTTTTGCGCCCCTCGGCCAATCCGAACTTGATGACCTCCGCGACGGCCGACTCTGTTACGTCAGACTTATTAACGGCCCGCTCCAATTCGCCAGAAATATATTCGCCACCTCGCGTGTGAACACCTGACACGTCGAATTTCGTATCCGTGGCCTTGCTTACAGGCGGAACAAGAAAGCCGTCGTCGATAAGGCGGCCAACGCCGACGTCAAATGCAACCGTCTTGAATAGCGAGTCCTCTGCGTCGACAAGCATTCCACTATCCATGCGATACGGCGTGCCGGACATGCCTAGAATTCGCAAATCAGGGTTGATCGCGCGAAGATCATCAATGAACCTGCGGTACATAGTTGTAGACTTCGGGCTAATTAGGTGGCATTCGTCGATGATAAGACAATCAACCCAGCCAATGATTACCGCCAGTTTGTAGACAGACTGAATCGAGCAAAACAGAACTTGCGACCGCGTGTCGCGCTGGCCAAGGGCTGCGCTGTTGATGCCAGCCGGGCAAAACGGCCAAGCGTCAACTAGCGCCTTATAATTCTGCGTCACTAACTCCCGCGTGTGAACGGCACACACAAATCGAGCGTCAGGGAAGTCCGCGATCATGCGTTGGATAAACGCGGCCTGCATGATGGTTTTACCGGCGCCAACGCTAGCGACAAGCAGGGTCGACTCCACGTCATCGAATTCCTTGATGACCGCAGAAACTGCTTCTTCCTGGTAGGGGCGCAATGTGAATGTCATGCCGCTAGCATTGCCTCTTCGACCATCTTTGCCGTGATATTGTCATTGGTTGGATGGAGATGCGCTCTACGCTCCATCCTGACGATTCTAGATACTTGCTTGGTATCCGTACCAATCTCTCGCGCGATATCGGATAAAGACATCCCTGATGAATGCAGAACGTGGATGCGTCGCACATCATCATCAAACAGACTTACGCGACAATCTTGTGTTGGCTTCTTGCCTTGAACGTCGGCAATCATCCCGGCAGTGATTGGGTCATTGTCTGGATGCACGTGATTCCACCTGTCGCCAGAAGCTATGCGGCTAACCTGTTGCCTTCGAATGTTGAGCCCAGCAGCAATATCTTCTTGTGTCTTACCTTCAGAGCGAAGGACATGAATCGTGCGGGCTATTTCTGTCGTGACCTTGGACCACGGCGCAATGTCGCCAAGCTGTTTAGTTCCGTGCGCGATCTTATCAGCCTCGTTCTCGACTTGAGTTGCCCATCTGAGGCAGAACGGACTAACGCAACCCATACTCCCATTGCCGCAGTTATGAGCGGCTTGGTGTAGGTCGGACGGCGGATCACCATTAACTGATCTGCACACATACCTATGAGCCAGACCTGGATTAGCATCTATGGTGGCGCGAGCGTATCCCTTTGCGTCTCTATAAAACGGCCAGAAGACGCACCCCTTGATTTCATCCTTGCGGGCAATAATGTCATCAAGAAATGCGCGAGCTTCCCCGAGTTTTGCTCGACGTGGTTTGTTGTCATTCGCTGCTAGCATTTACGCGCCTCCCGCTGATAATCCCTAAGCTGCAGCATTCTTTTTCTCGTTGTCATTCGCCGCACGCAGAAACGCGCGCGCATCACGGACTGTGCAATAAACAGAGGCCCGCGTTTTCCCGAACGCCCCACCAATCTCGGCGCCGGAATATCCAACTGCTTTCATGGTCAGCACTTCGGCCTCGTAGCGCGTGACGTTATTCAACGTCCGGGGAATGTCTGTGTAGTGTTCCTGATTGGCTGGTGACACTATCGGATGCGGCGAGAGCATCGTTTGTGTCCGGTCATTTCGCGCCAGCCGAGAGACAACCTTCAACACCTGAAACTCAAGCCACGGCGCAAACCCTCCCTCTGGCCCATCGTCGTACCAGTACCATTTGGAAAGCGCGTGCGCGAACGTCTCCTGGTAGATGTCTTCCGCATCAAGGGTGATCGCATATTTGCGTGATAGTTTACGGAGCAGCGGGTCGTACTGCAGGAGAAGTTTATCGAACCATGCGGGGCGCTGTTGGTTGTCGTTCGCGGGGATCATGCGGCACCTGACGGAGCGGCAAGGCTGGTCCAATGGGTGGGCTTAAGCGGTGTACTCGCGTAGCCACAAGAAAAGTCGTCGTAACTATCGTCAAGCCACAATGGACCTCCGCTGCCGTCAAAATCATTTGCGTCGCAGCGGAAACTGCCGATGTGGAAACGTCCTCCGCTATACAATAGCAACTCCGTGCCGTCCTTCGGCGCGCTATCCATGGTTTGCCAATCAATCACGCCGCCTCTCCCATCTTGTCCGCACCATCAACCCACGTCTTGCCGTTCCACAGCACGTAGGTAACTGTCTCGGCTTCGTCGTCCGCGTCTATTTGTTCGCCTGGCACCATTCCGGGCACGTAGAGGTGGGCCGGACACGCAGCCTTCTGCTCGTCCAGCGAAAGCGGCTTTGCCCAACGGCTGCACGACCAATGTGCGTCGCCCGTCATCTCCGGCGTGGCGTGGAGGCAGGATCGACAAGTGACTCGCGGCCATGATTTTCCGTGGCAGATGTCATGGTGTTTACAGAACATGCAGCCGAAGAACCCCGGATCATCCGAGATGCGCGACGGCGGCGAGCTACTGTTAACGATGCGCTCCGCCCGCGCGATCTGGCGGATGCAGTAGTCGGCGTCGTATTCGATGCGTTCCGCATAGAGTGTGTCCGTGTCTTTACAGGCTGAGAGGTACAACGCGCGGGTCAGACTGAAACCGTGCATACCGATCTGGCATTGGCCAAAGTGAAGCGGTTTGCTGACTCGAATGCCCTTGCCCCCCTTGCGCGGGTCATGCTTCTGCAATTCCTTCATGCCTTCGGCGTTGGTGGACTTCAGTTCCAGCAGGTGCTCAGTCTTGGGTGCTTCAGGGACGTTGTCGCAGGCGCCATCCCGCTTGCCGCGGACGAACCCAGACGCGAGCCTGATGCGGTCCTGTTGCCCCCATACCTCGACGCCGATGCGCTGCAGATCCTCGACGAGCCTTTCTTCTTCACGGTTTCCGGTGTCGAACAGGCGGATTTTGCGTCCATCTAAGTGCTCTGGCTGGCTTGCCCAGCGCAGGCCATACCAGAGCGCGCGATCGCATTCCGTGCCGATCTCACCGACGCTGATGCCCAACGAGTCATAGTGCTTGTTGGCGGTTTCGTAAGCGCGATAGATGGCGGCGACGGTTGGGGATACGGGGCGAGGGATGGGTGCCACAATTAATCTTCCACTACGTTCGCGCAAAATTGCGGGACTTGCTCCATGTCGACTTCATACTTTCCGAGTAATTCCTCGCCGTCGTAGAGCGTGAAGTCGATGGGCCATTTCATCTCCCACCCATCGTGATTGTAGAAGAAGTCTTTAGCCGCCTCCTCTGCCACCCATGCTTTGCCGGTCTCCCAATCGACGGTTCCGTTAGACTCAAATTCGTAACACTCGCAACCGTCATCAACTTCGTAGCTGTACGTATGATAGTAGCCCATCACCTCACCCCTCCCCGCACACCGTCATAAGCCGCCTTGCAGGCACGCGCGCGGGCAAGGATGGTGGGGTGCGCGCTGCGGTACAGGATTGGCGCGGTGAACCCGAGTGCGCCGGCAAGTTCTTCGTACATGGTTTCGCTCGTATCCAGGTTGGCGAGCACTTCGCCGATGATGTCGCACGCGGCGTTATAGGTTTTGTCGTCCATCATGCGGCCTCCTTGACGCGCATCGGCATCACGAGTCCCAACCAATCTCCATTGCCTTGGAAGATCGCAGGCGTATTACCGTCTGCAAACGACGCGCGCACTTCATCGCCCGATGCCGCGCCCAAGACATCCGCGATGTAGGCCGTGTTGAACCCGATCTCGATAGGCTCGCCCGCGTATTCAGCCTCGACGTCTTCATGCGCGGAGCCGTCATCGCCGTTGGCGTCTACAGCGATGTTGTCGCCCGCAACCGTGAACTTCGCCGCACGCCCTCGGTTGCTTTCAATCGTGGATACGCGGGCTACGGCAGAGGCAAGCTCCTTCCGGTCGACCGTCACAACGTTGGTGTTGTTTCGCGGAATGACTCGGGAGTAATCCGGGAACGTCCCATCGATCAGCTTGGACACGATGATGGTATCCGCCGTGGCAAAGCGGACCTTGGTCTGCGACAGCGCGACGTCCACCACGCCGGCCGGCACGACGCCGACAGTCTTGGCCGGGATAATCACCGCCGGGATCTGCGGCATGCCGGACGCGGTGTTGTGCGCCAACCGGTGACCGTCCGTTGCTACGGCACGAATACCGCCCTCAGCCGTGCTGTGTAGGTGGACGCCGCACAGATAGAATCGCGTTTGTTCTGACGAGATGGCGAACTTGACCGGCGCGACAAGGTCGGCAAAGTCCAATTGGAAAGGCTCGCCAAGTTCGCCCGCGTCAAGGTGCGGAAAATCCGCAACCGGCAAGGTCGGCAGCGTGAACCGGCTGCGGCCGGATTTCACAACCAGCTTGTCGTCTTTGTGGTCCAGAGTGACGACATCGCCAGACAGGCGACGCGCGATATCGCTCAGGCGTTTGGCGTCGACGGTGGTGCTGATTTCGCCGTCGCAGTGAGTCATGGCGCTGTACTGGATATCCAGATCGGTGCCAGTTACCGTCAGTTTGCCGCCGTCCGTGGACAGCAGCACGTTGGCAAGGATAGGAATGGTGTTGCGATGCTCCACCACCTTGGAAACAGCCGCCAGCGTTCGCGCCAAATCGGCGCGTTGAATTGTGAGGGTCATTTTTCACCTGTATATAAAGAGAAACCGGGGGTTGCCGCTCCACTAGCGAGGAGCGGCATGGTTGTTAAGCGTTGTTAGAAACGTATTTGACGGCGTCATACAGTTTCAGCGCCAACACAATGCGCTGCGCGTCCCGCAACCGCATAACCGGCTCCTGCACGAACTTTCCGGACTCCACCTCGCGCGTGATAATCCTCATCAACGATGACCCGAAGTCGCTCAGCGTTACTGCGTCGTCACCAACACTCTTAATCTCCCACGCCATCACAACACCCTCTCAGTTGTAGCCGACACACCTTCAGGCAGGCGGTCGTGTTCGTGGTTATTGCTCAATGCACCGTCTCCCCATCTCGTTCATAAATTTCAGCGTCAACGCGCTCATCGTCTAGCCACTGATCTACGTCCAGTCCGAACAGCCACGCAGTTACGCGGCGATCCCATTCTTCGCGCTCCGCTGCGGTCGCCGCCGCGATTTCGCTGGGCTGTGCATCGATAGGTAGGCGTGGCATCAATGCACCGTCTTTCGTGTGTAAACGTTCGTCCCGTCCCACGTATCGATGCGGGAGATTGTCGGAAACGACTCGCCGACCAATCGCACCTGCTCCATGCTGTACAGCGCGAGCGCAACCATGAAGCCGCCTTCGGTGTCGTCTACAAATACGTGATAGATGTTCATGGCCGCGACGACACATCACGAATGAACAACGGCACCACGCCGAACAAGAACCAGCCTTCACGACGCCATGACTTTGCGTAGTAGTCGCGGCCCTTCGTAGCCGTCCACATTTTGTGTACAATCATCGGACTCTCCCGTTGGTAACTACTGGTGCGCAGCGCGCACCAGTAGTGTTGCTGTTGCGTTACGCCGCGCGCTTCCCCCAGGGGCGGCTCTTGCCAGCCACTGCACCCGTAGCCGCCGCACCGCCGTTGCCAGTCGTGCGCGCGTCACCACTTGCAGGCCGGTTGTCGTTGGCGGGCTTGCGATTGTCGTTGGCCGCCGCGGGGGCTGTGACGCCGATCTCGGGCATGTTGGGATCGTCGGCGTGATAGAACTTCTTCACCTCGTTGCGAGGCGCGTAAGTCGTGTTGCCTACCTTGCGTTCTTTCGACAGGCCGACCTTTGCCGCAAATCCGTGGAAGTGAAGCATCTCGCTGTCATCCACATCGCCCTCGATACCAGTTGCGGCGATCAGATGTTCAAGCTGGCCTTGTCCAATTTCTTGAGTCTTCGGATTGGTGTGCTCCAGCATGATATTTCCGAAGATGAGACGGCCCTTGTATTCCTCCGGCTCGATCACGCTGTAGCGCAAGGCGAGCATCTTGCCCTGACCCTTTTCGGTGTCGGTGTCCTTGATTTCCGACTGGATAATCTCCAACGCATAGATGCCTTCGGGGAGATTTTCGAAATCGTTCTGGTCGTCTACTTCTGCTGCTTTAACGCTTCGTCCAAGAATTGCCATGTAATTCCCGTTGGCTTGCGGGTTGCTCCTTCGGAGCGATGCACTCGGCAAAGGGCCGATCGTGCTACTGCACTAGCGTGCAGTTAGTCGTTCGTGTCTTGCTCCACAGCGTCCAGTTTCACGATGAAGTACGCGAATGTCGGATGCCATGTGACATCGATAACGCGCTGCTTGTCTTTCATCTGAGCGTCTACCCACGCCTGCAGAACGTCGTTCATGCTGGCCTTGTTCAGGTGCAGTTCGTTGGTACCGAGCATCACGCCGCCTCCATTCCACGTTGCTTTCCTTCGTCATACCCATCGGCAACCATTGGCCAATCAAAAGCCCGGCCGTTGCTCACCAGCAGCATCATGCCCTTACGCGCATGAGCCGGAGGCGGGTTGGGAAGCAGCGCGCGCACGAGCGTTACGCTGTTGCAGCGGAGGGCGGGGATCATTGGGCGGGATCCTGCGCGCTGGGCAGGTACTCTGCGAACTTGGCGAAGCCTGACCCCTTCTTATAGATAAAGCTGTCCGGCATGCTGAAGCGGTTCTTCGCGACGAAGCCGGCCTTTTCGTTCAGATGCACCAGGCGCTCGTTGCCACCCTCGGCATGCGTCACCTTCTTATTGAACCCGGCATCCGCAGTCTTGAGCGAGATGCGATAGTTCATGAAGGCGACGATGTCCGACTGCTCACGCACCAACGCGTTTGCGCGCTTATGCAGTTTCGGACTATAGCGGCTATATGGATCTGAGGTCGGCGAGTCGAAGCGCACGATCTCCGGGTGCGCGAGTTGGACGACAAATAGGCCGGCGCGGGCCAGCGCGGACGTGGCCTGCAGATATTCCTTCCACTCGGTATCTGCTTCGATATATCCCTTGCCGTACCCGGCTTCCTCGATTGAATTGATGCCAAGGCGACGGCACGTTGCGCCCCACACCAGACCCTCAAGGCCGTCGAGGCTGTCGATAATAACCGAGCCGAATTCGTGGTCGCCGTCCAGCAACTCACCGAACACGTCCAATAACGACTCGTAGGATTCAATCGTGCCGGGTGTCTGCAGTTCGACGTCGCTCGGCGGCGTCTCGCCTTCAGTCGGCAGATAGACGGCGCTCGGGAATTCCGCGGCAAGGCTGGTTTTGCCAACACCGTCCACGCCGTACAACAAAATCTTGGGCGGGTGATTGGTCTTGGTAGACTTCAAGCTAGATAGAGAAATCGCCATTAGGTTTGTTTCCTAATGAAAGATAGCGCGCGGCAAAGGCCGCTCACGCAGAGCCGGGTAACGCTACCGCCAGTGCAGCGGCGTGGTTGCGATTGCTACTAGCGCGACCACTAGTAGCAAGACGTGCAGCGGGTCGAGGTGCGGCACTAGAAAAGGCCCGACCAAACCCCAACCCCATGAATCACGCCAACCGGCGCGACGATGCACCCGAACAGCAAGAGAATCCACGCGCTGGCCTTGATGCAGACGATAACGTGCGTGATCCAGGCTGCTGCACTACCGAGCAGCAGCGAGATAAAGGCCAGCCCGAGAGCAAGATAACCACCAGCCTCCGGCAGTTGCGATGGCGCGCGCGATGCTTGCCGTGTGTTGAACATCGTCTGCATGTCACGCCGCCTCACGATACGATTCCACATAGCCAGCCTCCATCTCATCCGCCACAGCCCGCAAAGCCGCCGCCTGCGCCTTGTGCCGTGAGCGAGCCTTGCGGCGGCGCTCGTCGTATGACTTGCGTTCGTTCCAGTCGGCTACGGCACGCAATGCTGCCGGGTTGGCGTTGGTTGCGAGCGCCTGTTGCAGGGTGATGGTTGCCGCACTAGCGAGCGGCAAGTCGTTGTAAGCCCGAGTGAAGGCCGGGTTGCGGTGAAGGCGGGTCTTGAGTTCGACGACGTTGGTCATTAGGCGGCTTCCTCATCGATTGAGCTAAACAACGGCGGCACGGCTAACTTTTCCCGAGCGTATTCGCGAGCCTTATTCATCGCGGCCATTCGCTCGTTGAAATCTTGCTGTATCTTTTCGCAAAGGCGAGCTATTCGCTCTGGCGTTCGCTCCAAGCCACCAATTTCGCCGCGATATTCGATGCCGTGCGGGCCAACAAAGTGGTAGGCGACGCGCGGAAGGAACTCGCCCTTGGTGATAACGGCATCGTGGTGACAGGCGCGCGCTACCAGCAGGTGCACCGGTTCGCCGAACTTCAGTTCTAGCGGGCGCGGCCTAAACCAAGCCATCACGCCACCTCCTTCATCACGTCGAATAAGGCGAGCACGATGTCCTTCGAAGACGTGACTTTTCCAGCATCGTCAAACGTTTCAACGACTCCATTCTCAAAGTCGATGTTGATGTCGCCGGTAGGCAAATCAACGTCAACGGCTGGCTCAAAATCGTAGAGCATCATCACGAACGTGTCGACCTGATCCCACCCCGTCGCCGTGCCGATAACGCGGCCAAGGACGGTCCAGTCAACGCGCTTTTCTTTTGACATCACGCCACCTCTTTCATCTCAATATGCTGTTCCGCCACCCGCCCAGCCACGCGCTGGTAAACCGCGAATTCCTGGCCGGGATTGTTGCGCGCAAGGCGCTCGGCTTCCTTGGTGGCCGCTTCGACAGAGGCGTGAGCGTGCGGCCACTGTGACGGGCGCGGCTTGCCGTTGCTGATTAGGGCGACGATGCAGGGTTCTTTCATGCCCCACGGGCGATGTGGGGGCGGTTCATCTCTCGACGGTGCCTGCACGAGTTCGAAGTAGGTTTCGGGCCATCGGTATCTGCGGGTTTTCAAACTCGCAAAGTCCGAAGTGACGTTCACAGTCCCGCATTTCATGTTATCTGGAAAATCGGACTTCGTGACTGTATAAAGATGGTCCGCAAATAGCAGGTCGGTGCAGGATTCCACGCACCTCACCACGTCACCCGCCTTGAACTTCGGCTTCGGTGGTAACTTCGGCTTCGGCACCTCTTCCCACGGCACGCGCGCGCTCGTCGCGTGTTGCTTGCCAGCCACATCCTCCACCCGCTCCCAATCCAGATTGTCCGCATGAAAGAACGCAACAACCGTCCCATACGCGGACGCGTCATCCATCCGCACACTGACGTTGTCGCCAATGACAGCCGACACCGTGCCGCGCTCACCGCACGCGCGCACGCCACTGTGCTTGTTCAACTTAACGCGATCGCCGGGGCGGAAGGCGGGGGAAAGACGGTAGGCGAACAAACCTTCAATGTCCGGCCCAAGATCCGGGAGGTAGCAATAATCATCTCCGCCCGGCACACTCTCGACGCGCGTCACAGTGGCAACGTCACCAACATTCCCACCGCCGCGCGCGTCAACCACGCGCACCCGATCACCAACCCGGTAGCGGCCCTGCTGCACAGCAGCAGGCTTGTCCTCATTCCATCCAAATCCGTACATGCGTCCCTCCTTAGTGCTTGGTTGCGTTGCGGGCTTCGCGGGCGCACGCAAGGCACGCCACGTTGTGTAAGTCCGGCTCGGGTTCATCGAGCAAGCTGTCGCGATACCAGCGCTCGGTCGGCGTATCGGAGCCGTCGAAAAAGAAAACGCGGTATTCGTCCTCGCCGCTTGTCGTAACCTTGATGCCGGTTACTGTGCCGGCGAGTTCGCCGGCGACAATAACTTCGTCATCAATGCGAAAGCGCGTCATGCCGTAGAGCGTTTGTTCAACTGGTGTCATCGTGGCTCCGAATAAGAAGGCACCTTGCGGTGCAGTTTGCCGCGCGGTGTGGGCGCGCGGGGTTGGGGGTAGCGGTTGCCGAAACTTGCGTGTCGGCATTGATGGGGTTTGATGGTGGTTGGCGTCAGGCGGCTAAACGCTGTTCTTCAGAATTGCGCTGCTTCGTTTTCGACCTCGCGGCCTTTTTTGGCCACGCGCTCGCTGGAATCTTGATATTGGTGTTGTCGCGCACCCACTCTAGGCCGCGCTGGATGTGGACCCAGCCGTTGGAGGCGCGTGGTAGGCCCATCTTGGAGTATCGACAAAATGTCGGGCTGGATATTCCGATGCGACGAGTGAATTCTATTCGACGCTCATAATCGCCTTCGTGTAAGGACTCCTGCGGAGCCCGTCTTGTTGAAGATCGGAATTTATCGTCCCTGATCCAACCAATTACTTGTTCCTTGTCGTACAGAACTCGCAATCCAACTTTTTTTGTTCTGAGACCTCCACGTTTTGCCGCCCCTTTGATTCCTGGCGCAGATAGCCCAGTCAATCGCTCGACTTCAGCCAATGTGATCAGGCCATCATATGAAAGTATTGACGCGGCTTCGCTTCTGGAATTTTTAGTGACCCATCTTTTCGCATCTTCGACCATGGGATTTCCATGCGCGTCGGTTGGCATGCCGCGCCGCACCCACTTATTTGCCATTGAGGCTGTTACGCCGAGCATCCGGCAGAATTCTCGCCGCGAAACACATCCGCGCGCAGGCTTTTTTCCTAGCTTTGTGTTTTCCCTTACCCAAGCCAGCCCACCAGCTTCATTTATGAAGCCTTCGCCGTCGACTGGAAGACCGACGCGCTTCCAGTTCGCAACAGTACCTCTTCTAATGCCAAGGATGTTTGCGAACTTCGTTGTGGAGCAGTACCCCTCCGGCACTACACCGCGCACCTCAGTCAGCACGCCATCAAACTCACCGATCTCGCGACCAGTCGGAAATTCGTACCCGCAAGCGCAAACCGGCTCACGCTCGGCGCGCACTTCCTTGCACTCCGGGCAACGTCGCGGACCACGCTCCACCGACAAGCGCCGCGCCTTCGCCGCGCCGCCGTCAAGCGACCAATGCCAGTCATCGGCGAACCATGCATGCTCGCGATGCAGGCCAGCGTGGTCCATGATTATTGCAACGTCTTTGCCCTTAGCCTTACGCAGACCGCGGCCAATCATCTGCAAGAGTAGTGTCGGTGACTTGGTGGGCCGCATGAGGATTACGGCGTCGATCGCTGGCAAGTCGAAGCCTTCCGTGAACACCTCGACGTTGCACAGCACCTTGATGCGGCCAGCGGCCAACTGTTGCACAGCCGAATCGCGCTCAGCTGTTGGCGTTGTGCCGTCTACATGAGCGGCTGCAATACCCTCGTCGTTAAACCGTTCTGCCAATGCACGGCTCGCTTCAACCGACGCGCAAAATGCCAGCGCGCGCTTGCCCTTGGCGTTCTTTTTATACTCGCGAACAGCGTCACCGATCAGAACGGGCGTGTTCATAATCTTGCCAAGGTCCGCTTTCTTGTAGTCACCGGCCTGCATTTTTGCGTTGGTCAGATCGGGATCGCTCGGCGCGAAATACCGAAACTCAGACAGGAAGCCTTTCTTGATAAGCTCGGCGATACCTGGCCCAGTCACTAATTCGGCAAACCACTCGCCGAGTCCCTTGCCGTCAAGGCGCTCCGGGGTTGCGGTAAGTCCCAAGTGGCGCGCGTCTTTCAACTTGGCGCGGATTGCCGCCCAAGACTTCGCCGCGACGTGGTGGCACTCGTCCCAGATAACCAGCTTTGGCGACGGCAACTTCTTGATGCGCTTCGGCAGCGTCCCCACCGAAACAATCTGCACCCGCTTCTTTGGCTGCATCTCGCCACGCGGAGAGACAATACCGAAGTCAATTCCGGCCGCCGTGAACGCCTTAGCGACCTGCCGCTCGATTTCCTGCCGATGGCATACGAACCAGATCACGCCACGCGACGTGGCGACGATCTCTGTTGCTGCCCTCGTCTTACCGGCTCCGGTCGGCATCTGCAAAATGCAACTGCCGCTTTTTGTTAGCGCGCGACGCGCGCTTTCAATTGCGGTGCGCTGATATGCGCGCAGCTTGGGGGATTTTGCCATCACACGCTCGCTTTATTCAGATTGAGATGCGTAAGTTTCGCTCGCAAGCGAAACTCAATCTCGCCAGTCAAGTGGTGGGTGATCGCATCCTTTTTGGAATCCAACTCTTCGATGCGCTCAACCGAACCGCGCTCGATAAAGAACTGGCAATTATTTAATTCCCAAAATCGGACGCACTTGTCGTTGATGATAATCTCTGCCCGACCCGTCGCGTCGCCATTTGAATGCAGGACGCAACTAATGGCGCCTTCGTTTCTGAGTTGTCCGTTCACGTTACGCCGCCCGCGCCAACGTCACGGCGCGCTCAGTGCTACGCTGCGGCAGCCACGTTTTTTCTTCGCTAAACGGCATCACACAATCACCGCCATACCCAAGCAAACGAGGCTGGCCGTAGCTGCACTCGGTCAGCGCGCGAACGTCGTCTTCGTACATTCGCGAGGGGTGCTCGGTCATAAGGGCGAGCAGTTCAAGGCTGGCGCCTTGGTCGGTCGGGGCTTCTTCAATCTCTGCAATCAGAATCAGGCGGCGGACCACTGCGCGGCTAAGGCCGGTTTTGCGGGAAATTTCTTCGTTGGTATATTGATCCCCCCACAACTCCATAACTTTGGAGTATGTAGCGTCTGATACAGACGTCTCGTTTCGGGCTGCATACAGTTCGGCACGGTGACGGTTGTAGAATTTTTCTACGGACGAGACCGACGTCCCTAATCTTGCGGCAACTTCCGCCACGGTAATTTCAGGGATGCAGGCAAGATCAATGGTTTTTTCTCGGTCCCAGCGAAACATTACGGCCTCTTGCGGGTTGGTTGCCTTAGCGTTCGGTAACCATACGCGAGAGTCGTAGATTCGCAATAGAAAGACCGTAAAAATCTAATAGGTATTGATGGATTTTTCGTATCCGTTTACGATGCTTATGTTTTTTCCTCTTGCGCAGCCTACGAATGTTCCATTATAGGAACGCTGAACTAGTACAAAAGGAGTAGAGGTGATGGATTATGGAAAGTGGCTGAAGAAGGAAATGACTAGAATCAGCGCGCGTGGGCAAAAGACGAAAAACATCGAGGCGTTGATGAAGCGGCTGAAGAAGTCGACGAACCATTATTACACATACGAGCGCGGCGAGATCGATCTAACGCCTAAGGAAATAGCCATTTGTGCAGAGTTTTTCGGCGTCGAGCCGCCCACAAAGCAGAAGCCATCGGCAGAGACTAACGTAATTCCGTTTCACCCGCCTGGCGTCGGGTCAAAGACGATCGAATATCCTGTTCTCGGTGTCGTAGACGCAGGCGCATTTCGCGAAGCAGATATGCTGGCGCAGGTGGATCCGCGCACCGTGCCCGGCCCGGCCAACACGGCCTACCCTCACGCGGCACCCATGGCGTGGGAGGCTCGCGGAGACTCGATGAATGAAGCCAAGATATTCGACGGTACAATTCTGCTCGGCGTAGACTTCCAGCAAGCCGGTGCCGTCCTTACCAACGACATGGTTGTTGTCGTCCAGCAAAATCGCGGCGGGCTAATTGAGCGTTCCGTTAAGGCGGTCGCCGTTTATCCCGATCGCATTGAGTTCCAGCCGAGATCGTCCAACCCTCTGCACAAGCCTTTTGTGTATGAAAACGGCGGCGATGACGGCGTTT